CCGACGGCGCCCCGGCGGAGGAACACCGCGCACCGGCGGCCCACGAGACGCACGGCCACGTCCACAAGGACCCGCGCATCCCGCCGGTCGGGACGCAGCGCACCACGACCTACAAGGGGCAGCAGCACACCGTCACGGTGACCGCCGAGGGCTTCCGCTACGAGGGCAACGGGCGGCAGTACCGATCGCTGTCGCAACTCGCCAACGAGCTCGCCGACTCGCGCCAGAACGGGCTGCGGTTCTTCGGGCTCCACGAGGACTCCGGGGTCGACCGGCGGCGGAAGGAGCCCGCGGAGGGTGAAGCCGACCCGAAGGCCCGCCGGACCGTCGCGCTCTCCCCGGCGGGGCAGCAGTCGGCGCAGGACGCCGCGCAGCGGGAAGCGGCGGGGCCGCCCCCGCGGACCGTGGCGTTGGCGCCGGGGGCTGGGCAGGCACCGGCCGTGACGGAGACTGCGCCGGGGGCCCCGCAGGCCCCCGAGAAGACCCGGGAAGCCCCGCCCGCCGTGGGAGGCACGGCGACTGCGACGGAACCGCCGGCCGCCCCTGAGACACCGGAGAAGGAGACCCCTGAGAAGCCGCCGGCCTCCAGCGCCGCGTCCGACGATGGCGGCCCGACCACCTACGGCGGCCAGAACCGCCCGCTGGGCTTCGGCTCGGTTCCGAGCGGACACAGCGGGTTCGGGGAGCACCCCAACTTCCGACACGGGACCGTCACCTACCCGAAGGCGCTCTCCGACGAGGACGCCCGGAGCTACCAGCTCACGCGCATCGCCCCGGAGGGGGAGCACGGCGCGCTCGCCGACAAGGTCGCCGACGGGATGAAGGAGTACGCCTCCGAGTACGTCGAGCTCGGGCAGGACGACCCGAAGGCGTACCAGCAGGGGATCCGGCAGCACGTCGAGCGGCACCTGCACGAGACGAACACGCACGCCGACGTCGAAGCGCTCGCCGGCGAGGTCCAGAAGCGGATCGAGGCGCACGCCGCGGGCGGAGCGAAGACGGCTCCCGCCGGAGCGGCCCCACTTTCCGCCGAAGAGCCCGTGACCGTGCGACCGCGCACACCCGCGACCGGGGAGCATCCGATCCCGCCGCCGCCGGAGTCCGAGAAGCCCGCGGCTGCAACCGGCGAGTGGGCCGCCGACAAGCCCGGGGACCGGGAGCGACGCGACTTCGCGAAGCTCATTGAGCGGCACACCGCGCCGCACTCGCTGCGCCGGGTCGACGCTGCGGCGCTGCAAGAGGCGCTGGCCTCCGGGGACACCGCGAAGCTCGCAGAGGCCATGCGGGCGCTGCCGGAGACGGCCGCCGTGGGGCCGCTGTCGCAGGCGCTGCGGTCCATCCAGTCGTCCGAACGCATCGCCGAAGGCGCCAGGCGCGCCGCGGGCGGACCGGGGGCACCGACAGCGGCACCCGAGCAGCCCGCCCGGACGAACCCCGACGAAGTCACGGGCGACGAGCAGGCGCAGCGGCAGGCCGCGGCCGAGGAGTCGGCGCGGCGCCGGCGCAAGCCCGGGGAGCCCGAGGGCCCCGGGCGGGAGCCGGCCGCCGAGGAAGCGCCGGCCGCCCCTGCCCCGCCGGCGGCGGAGACCGGGTCGCAGGCGCCCACGGTGCAGGAACCGCCCCCGGCGGAGGCCCCGAAGCCGTCCGCGCCGGCACCGCAGGCCGAATCGCCGACGGTGCAGCAGCCGCAGAAGGAGCAGGCGTCGCCGTCGTCGCAGGAACAGAAGGCGCCCGAGGCCCTGCCGGAGCCCGCCCCCGCCCGTCGCACCGGCAACGAAGAGGAGCGCCAGGGCAACCTCGCGCCGCAGCGCGTCTCCGACCTGGAGGCCGCCCTGAAGCCCCACGCCGCGCGCGTGGAAGCCGCGAAGGACCCGGGCGAGCGCCTGAAGGCCCTCACGGCGGAGTACACCGCCCGTTCCGAGCACGGCCGCCAACTCGCCGGGATGGAAGGCCCGGAGGCCCGCCAGGCCGTGGAGCGCAACCGCGGCGCGATGGGTCAGCTCAACGCCGAGATCGGGAAGCTGCGCGGCCAGGGCGCCGGGGAGAAGCCGGCGCCGCCCGCCGCCCCCGCCGAATCGCAGGCGGAGCTGACGGAGTCCCGCGGCCGGCTCTCGGCACCGGGCCCGGAGCGCAAGCCCAAGACGGTCGTCACGCTGCAGGGCGCACAGAACGCGCTCGAAGGCGCGCGGCGGCGGACGGATCTCACCCCCGCCGCCCACAAGGCCGCGAGCGCCGCCCTGGAGAAGGGCGATTTCACCGCGGCGCGGGAGGCCCTCGCGAAGGGGTCGACGGAGCGCTACCGCAAGACCGCGCTCGAATACGTCGACCGCCTGGAGGATGCGGCGACCGGCAAGTCCGGCGTGGAACGGGCCGCCGACCGCGAGCTCGCCGGGACGGCGCCGCCGCCGACCCCGGACCGTCGGCTGCCGGTCGCGGAGGCCGCGGCCCTCGCCGGGCTCGCCCCGGCGAAGAAGCCGGCCCCCGCCGCGGAATCCCCGAAGGCGGCGCCCCCCTCACCCCAGGAGGCCGCGGCGAAGGCGACCCCCGGGGAGTACAACAAGGCCATCGCCGACCACGCCGCCGCTCACCTGAGCGCCGCGGAGGAGCAGGCGAAGGCCCACGTCGAGCGCATCCTGGAGAAGGTCGGCGGCGCCGCGGCGCTCGGCGAGGGGCTGGTGTCGGACCCCGAGCGGCGGGCGCGGTCTCTCGGGAAGTGGGCCGCCCACGTCTACGACAAGATGGGGCCGGACCTCGAGGCGGCGGGTCTCGAACCCCACGCCGCCCGCGGCATCATCCGGCACACCCTGGAGCGCTCGACCTGGCACCCCGAGGCCCGCGCCGCCCTGTTGGCGCACATCTCCGGGAAGCGCGGGAAGAAGCTGGCGCCGGCCGCGGCAACCATCGGCGACGGTGCCGAGAACCTCGCCGGCGGCGACGAGACCCGGGCCGGCCACGTCCAGCAGTCCGTCGACATCTACGACAGCGACTGGAAGGCCCTCGCTCAGAAGGGCGAGGTGGCGACCGCCCGGGTCGTCGACCTCGTCAGCAAGGCCGCCCAGGCGAACACCCCGGAGGCCCGGCAGCAGGCGCAGCGGGCGCTCGCCGAAGCGCTCGGGCCGCTGATGGATCTCGCGCGCGTCCAGGACGCCTACCCGGGCTTCCAGGACCGCGCCGTCCAGCCCGCCCGCGATGCCCTCGCCGCGGTGTCGACCTTGGGCCGCACGGAGCCGACCCGGGACGGCGCCGCGACCCCGCTGTTCCTGCAGGGCGAGAACGGTCGCGCGCAGCGGATGCAGGCCCGCTACCGGCTCGTCGAGGCCGGGGACGTCACACCCTCGCACGACCCGTTCTCCTTCGCGAAGAATGCCGCCTACCCCGAAGGCGTCCAGGAGCGCGAGTACCACAGCGACGAGTCCGACCGCGCCAAGGTGATCAAGCAGGCCCAGGGCCTGACGCCGGAGTTCATGGTCAACACGAACCCCGACGCCGTGAACGGCCCGCCGATGGTGCTACCGAACGGGGTCGTGTTGGGCGGCAACTCCCGGGCGATGAGCCTGCACCGGGCCTACGAGAACCACCCCGAGGTGGCCGCAGCCTACCGGGCGCACCTGTCCGACACGGCGGCCCACTTCGGGTTCACCGCGGCCGACGTCGGGGCGCTGAAGCGGCCGATGCTGGTGCGGACCGTCGAGACCGCCGACCAGAGCAACGAAGCGTTGGCCCGGCTCGGCCACCAGATGAACGCCGGGTTCACGCAGGCGATGAACCCCGCCGCGGAACAGGTCTCCCTCGGGAAGCAACTCCGACAACCGACCCTGGATCTGCTCGCTACGGCGATGCAGCCCGACGACTCGCTGCCGGACTTCCTGGACAGCGCGGGATCGCAGGGCTTCGTGGACGCGCTCAAGAAGGACGGGGCTTTCACGGAACGTAACGAGAACCAGTATTTCGACCGCAACAAGAAGCTGAACGAAGACGGCAAGGCGCGGGTCGCCCGCATTCTCATGGGGCGGGTCGTCGGCGATCCCGACGCGATCCGGAACGCCCCGCCGTCGTTGGTGGAGTCCGTGGCGCGGATCGTCCCGACCCTGATGCAGGCCGACGCCGCGGGCGAGCGCTACTCGCTCGGGAAGGCGCTGAAGACGGCGCTGGACGGGCACACCGAAATACGTCGCTTCGCGAAGGGGGACGCGACCTACGACGGGCGGGGTACGAAGGGCGCGCTGTCGGGCAAGTCAGACGAGAAGCACTGGCAGCGGGCCTGGGACCACCTGCAGGGCGGGCTCGAGGCCCGCATGGGCGCCGCCCACCCCGCGGCGACCGACCCCGCCGCCCGCGAGCTCGTCCAAGTGCTGGTGAAGCGCAGCGGCCCGCGGCAGATCGTGCCGGTCTTCGAGGAGTACGCCCGGCTGGCGAAGGAGAAGGGGTCGGCGGGACAGGCCGACTTCCTCGGGGGCTCCCCGGAGGGCGCCGGCGAACTGCTCCAGCGGGCGGTCCGCAACGTCGAGGCCCGCGAGGGCGAGCAGAAGGAGACGAAGGCGGCGACGAAGGCCGAGAAGGAGGCCGCCGCTCGGGCGAAGGTCATCGAGGAGCACGAGCGGGCGAAGGCCGCCGCCGCGGCCCCGACTCCCGAGCCGGCCCCGGCGCCCCCGCCGGACCCGGAGCAGGCCGCCGCGGAGCAGGATGCCCGCGACCGGGCCGAGGCGACGCGCAACCAGACGTCGTTCCTCTAACCCCGGACCCCGCTCTCTCGCTCTCTGGCCCTCTCGCGCCGCCCCGCCGTGCCGGTGTAGACTCGCACCCGTAGACGATATGGCGGCCGTGGGCCGCGGGAGGTAACGATGGCAGCGAAGAAGTGGCATTCGGCGGTCGAACAGCCGAAGCCGACCGAGGCGGACCCGAAGGCGCTCGCCGCGGGGATCTGGGCGGCGCTCGTTCCGAACACCCCGCTCGCGGTGGCGCTCGCCGCGGCCCTGGGGTTCCTGCCGGGCGGGGCGTCGCTCGCGACGGCGGTACTGGAACTGGCCCCGGCCTGGTCCAAGGACGGCCGGCCGCGGGCGCAGCAGTTCAAGCAGCCGTTCATCTTCCAGGACATCGTGAAGGGGCCGGACTTCGTCGGCGTCCGGGTGCTCTGCGAGGACGCCCGGAGCTTCGACGGGCTGCGGCCGAAGCGCGCCGACGCCGTCGCCGAGGCGCTGCGGCTGGCCCGCGAGGCCGGCGCGATCTGAGGCAACCCGGAGGCGTCGTGAGCGAGCCGCGCGTCACCGTCCGCACCCTGGAGATCCCCGACGACGAGCTGCCCGAGGGCTGCGTCCCTGGGGACCCCAACTCGCCGGGCTGGCGCGCCCTCATCGAACGGCTGGCGCAGGGCGGTCCGATCCGGGTCATCACGACGACGGACGACGGCGCCGAGGTAGCGGTGGACCTCCCACCGCCCTCGGCGCGGCAGTAGCAGCAGGGAGACCTGCGAGGGGAGCAAGGACCCATGAGCGACGAGAGGAACCAGGGGTTGGAGTCCGACAGCATCATCGAGTTCACCATCCTCGTCGGGCTGACCGAGGACGGCTGGGCGTGGGAGCGGCGCTTCGCGCGGCTCTCGGCGATCGTCTCAATCGACCGCGACGAGTCGACCGGCGGCGCCGTGCTGCGCGTCCGGGGCGACGGCGGCGACGAGTTCTTCGTCCTGACGGAGACCGTCCCGGCGTTCAAGGCGCGGGTGGCGGACCTGAAGCGGGGCGTCGCGCGGAACCCGATGGGCGCGGCGCTGTTCGGCGAGACGTCGGCCCCCCCGCCCATGGCCCTCGCCCGGTCGCTGGCGGAGACGATGCACCGCCAGGGGATGCACGCGGGCGGCGACGACCTGCAGCGGATCCAGGCGCAGCGGACCGCCCTCGACGGGCTGCTGGCGCTCGCCCGCGAGGAGCGCGCCGAGCGCGCCAACGAGCGACCCTCGAAGGAGTAGTCGATGCGCCAGCGCGTCATCCGTCTGGGCCCTCGCGGGGGCCGCGTCGTCCGCGAGCACTTGGGACCGGACGGACGGATGCGCTACGAGTACGACCGGCCCGGCGGACCGGCCCCGACGCGCCAGGCGGCGCCCGAGCCGCTCCGGCCCGGCGGCAGACCGCCGGCCGGGCCGGGAGCCCCGCACGCCCCGGCCGACTTCCTGCGTCAGATCGAGGACGCCGCCCGCCCCCACGGCTACCTGCTACACCGGCTCACCGCTCCGAACGGTCCCCCGATCGCCGTCCTGACCCGCGACGAGGGCAACCGTGGCCCGCGCGTGCTGGTGGCCGCGGGCGTCCACGGCGACGACCGCGCCGGCCCGCAGACCCTGCTGGCGCTCTTCCAGGGCACCCGGCCGCGGCTCCCCGGGCACGGCGTCTTCCTCCCGCTCGTGAACGCCCACGGCTTCGAGCGGGGTACTCACGGCGGCGCCGACGGCGACCCGAACCGCGGCAACCTGGCGGCCGTGCCGAGTTCCGCCGAAGGGCGGACGTTGCGCGCCCACTTCCCGACGCTGCTGCAGGCCGCCCGGGACGGCTTCCTAGACCTCCACGAGGACGTCGAAGCGAACGGGGTCTACGTGCAGACCTGGGAGCCCGGGACCCGCCCGGGGATCCGCTCCGCCCGCGTGCTGGGCGCCGCGGCCCGAGTGGCGCCGCTCTACACCGGGGCGAACCGCTACAAGGAGCGGGTCGAGCTCGGCGTGCTGCTGCGTGGGGAGTCCGAGGGGTCGCTGGCCGAGACGTTCTACCGGCGGGGTGCGGTGCCCGCCATCCAGTTCGAGGCGCCCGGGAAAGCCCCGCTGGCGCTGCGGGTCGCGTGCGGGCTCGCCGCGGTGCGGGCGTTCCTAGTGGGGTGAACATGGCGCAGCAGGTCATCCGGATCGGTCCCCGGGGCGGCCATATCGTCGCCGAGGGGACGGGCGGGAAGGGCCCGCAGTACGAGGGGCACGGGGAGGAGCACGTCGGGGCCGCCCGGCGGCCGGCGCTGGACCGGCCGGTGCAGGGCTCGCTGTTCGATGCCCCCCGGACGCTGGCGCTCAAGCCGTCGGAGGAACCCCGGGCGCCCCGGGCGACGGCGGGAGAGCAGGGAGACCTGTTCGGTGGGCCACCCCGGACAGTGGCGCTCGCCGGCGCGGGCCGCGCGGCGCCGGAGCGGACGGCCGCGGCGCCGGCGCCCGCGAAGGACCAGCGCAAGCCGTGGTCCGACAGCAGCGACCGCCACGTCCTCGACTACGCCAAGAATCGGGAGGCAGATCCCGCCTACGTCGAATCCGCCAAGCGCGAAGCCGCCGCGCGCCAAACCGAGCACGGGAAGCGGCTCGCGGCTCTGAGCGACGATGACCTGGGTCACCTGGAGCACCTCTGGAAGAACGGCGTCAAGACCCCGCTCGACGAGGTAGTGGGTCACTTTGATCCGGGCGGCGGCTTGCGCGGGTCTGCGGCCGCTGGCAAGCTGTCCCCATGAGCAACGCGAACCCCAGACGCCCGCGCGACCCGAGCCAGCTCGCCAAGATGATCGTGGAGCTGGCGACCGGCGAGAAGGACGAGAAGCGTCGCACGCCAGACGACCCCTCCCCTGCACCCGAGACCCCCGAGAAGAACCCCGCCGCCGTCGTCCTGGGGCGCCTGGGCGGGCTGAAAGGCGGCAAGGCCCGCGCTGCGAAGCTCAGCGCGGAGGAACGCACGGCGATCGCAAGAAAGGCGTCCAGCGTCCGCTGGACTAAGACGTAGCAGGTCAGCCGCAGCCGCCAACAGAGCCACCGAATCACGATCGACGCGGTCTCGCATTTCTTGACCCCGCCGATGCGACGTCAGCGCCCTTCGGCCAGTGTATGGATAGTGATACGGTCCATTCCGGGACCCCGTTGTAGATTCCGCAATGCCCATCGCGGCCTTGTCCCTGGCGCCTCTGCGGCATCTCGCCGACTCGTTCGGGCCCGGCCCCACGCGATCCGCCGCCAGATGATTGCGGGCGGCGGATCGGCGGATCGGCTGGGCTTCCCGGGAGAACATTGCGGGCCGCGATCGGATCGTGTATCAGATGTTCTTGGATGCCGGATTTGGAGGCTGCGTGAACACTACGATTTCCGCCGTCGGGCGGCGCCGCGATGACGGGCGGTACGAGATTACGGAGACGGTCATCGTCGAACGGCACGTCCTTTCGGATGCCATCGACGGCTATGCGTCCCGGGGCGTGACGGTGATGTTCCCACCCGAGCGGGCGGAGACGCCGGCCGCGCTTCCGGCGCCCCACGCCACCGCCACCAAGGAAGGCGACGACCGGCCATCCGATACCGAGCCGCCCGGCGATTCGGCCGGCGACTCGGCGGCCGAATCGCCGGCCGTGAGCCTTAAGAAGTTCGCTGACACGAACCCGACCGAGACATTCGCCCTTGCGGACCTCACCCAGAAGTGCATGGAACTTGGGTGGAACTACGGAGACAAGGACGAGCCGAGGCGCCGGAACGCAGTGAGCGAGCACATCCGGCAGCTCAGGGCGAAGGGCGAGGGCCGGATCTTCAAGATCGGTAACGGGCGGTTGACGACGTACCTCGTGGGGGACGCCGCGGAGCGCGCGCACGCCGCTGCCCGCAAGGTCGAGCGAGACAGCGGATGATGGCGGAGGTGTTGATGAACCGGAAAGACGGATGCCCCGCAGCTGTAAATATCCGGTGCTGTAGGGGCAATTAACAAGGTGGCCGTCCTCCCCGACGCGCCCGCAAGGGTTGCCGGAGCGTCGGGGGAGGACGGGAGGCCGTTGGGTCTCGGGACGGGTCTTGGTTCCGAACGGTGTGGGTAGCACCGGTCGGGACGGGTCCCCATCGCCAACTGCCGGCAGAACCACCGCGGAGCGGCGCAACACGATGTGGATTCTATCCACATGCCCGCCCCGCGGTCAAGACCCTGCCGGCATGAACGGAAAGGTTCGTGCCATGCCTCGGTACAGCGGTATCGTCGCGAGGCCGGGCTACCACCTGATCTTCCGGCCGGTCATCCGGCTCCGGAACGGCCGGGTGCTCTACGCCCAGAGCTACGGGTTGGCCGCGTTCCCGATCTGGGTCCGCGACTAGTCGGCGCTCTTCGCGGTGGGCCCTGTTGGCGTTGAATCGGCAGGGCCCACCCTTCCAATTTCGCCGGGACGAAACAAACTGACCGATAATGCTTGACCGCGTCCGCGCGTTCTGGTACCTTTCTGAACATGAACCGCCTCGACAACAAGACCCGCGTCCTCATCACCAAGCTCCTCGTCGAGGGGAACTCGGTACGGGCCACCGCTCGCATCGCGGACGTCTCCAAGAACACCGTCACCAAGCTCCTCGTGGCGCTGGGCGAGGTCTGCTCGGAGTACCAGGACAAGGCCCTGCGGAACCTCCCCTGCCAGCAGATCGAGGTCGACGAGATCTGGTCCTTCTGCTACTCCAAGCAGAAGAACGTTCCCGTCAGCATGAAGGGTCAGTTTGGCGTCGGCGACGTCTGGACCTGGACCGCCATCGACGCTGAGACGAAGCTCGTCCCGAGCTGGCTGGTCGGGGACCGCGACGGGTACACCGCGGGCGCGTTCATCAAGGACCTGGCGAGCCGTCTGGCGAGCCGCGTGCAGCTCACCAGCGACGGCCTCAAGCTCTACGTGCAGGCCGTTGAAGACGCCTTCGGCTGCGACATCGACTTCGCGCAGCTCATCAAGCAGTACGGCGGCGAGGGCAGCAACCGGAACCCAGAAACCCGCTACAGCCCAGCGGTCTGCACCGGCGTCGAGAAGATCGCCGTCACGGGACGCCCGGATGAGGCGCTGGTCTCCACGTCCTACGTCGAGCGCCAGAACCTCACGATGCGCATGAGCATGCGCCGGTTCACGCGCCTGACCAACGCCTTCTCGAAGAAGGTGCAGAACCACGCGGCCGCCATCGCGCTGCACTTTTTCCACTACAACTTCTGCCGGATCCACTCCTCGCTGCGGGTCACCCCGGCGATGGCCGCCAAGGTCACGGACCGCCTCTGGGAAGTCTCCGACCTGGTCGCGATGCTCGTGGCGCGCGAAGACGCCGAAGAGGCGGAGAAGGGGCCGCGCCGCACGCGCAACAAGCCGAAGACGAACGAAGGCGCCGAGGGCTGAGCGCCGGAGCAGTTACCGAGCCGGCCAGTCCGCGGTAGGGTGTCCCCTCAACCACACCATGGAGGGGACCCGTGGATAGCCGACTCGACGTTGATGCGGCCCTGTTCAGCGCCGCCGTCACCATCTTCTTCGCGACCGATCCAAGTCGCACGGCGCGCGACCTTCTGTTCAACCAGGATGCTCTCGACGCCGCCAGCAAGGCTGCCGTCGAAGCGTTCGGAGCTACGCGGTCTGTGATCCGGGAAGCGCGGTTCCAGAATCGGGCCCTTTTCCAGCAGAAGTCCGAGGGCTGAGGCTGTCTGCTAACTCCAGCACACGCCGCCGGTGTTCCTCGGCTTCGGCCGCAGACAGCGGCGGCGGGGCTTCCTCCTGCTCTCGGCGGCGGCGGTCCTGCGTCTTCTCGTCCCGGATCAGCCCCACCCACCAGCGCACCGCTCGGCGCACGGCGCCGTCGAACAACCCGAACAGCCTTCCCATGTCGCCCTCCCGTCCTCCTCTGTCTCACGAGCGGATCGTATCCGAAGAGGTACGATGCCGGCAACACGCGGGCGAAAGATCAAAGTGACCCACTACCCGGTTTCCCGGGCGGGCGTCGGTCCCGGGATGCTCTCCCGGGAGGGGCACGAGTAGGAGGGGCAGGGCTCGAACCTGCGACCTGCGGCTTATCGGGCCGCTGCTCTACCGCTGAGCCACCCTCCCACGGAAAGGGCCCGGCCGGATGGCGTCCGACCGGGCCCAACACCGGGAGGAGAACGACGACGTCTCCCGTGGTAGCATCGGGCCGGGAGCGCGTCAAGTTCCTCTCTGGAGGTCCCGATGGCCGACTACTCGCCGCCCGCCGCCCACCCCATCGTCCGAATCGGCCCCCGTGGCGGGAAGATCATCGCGGAACGGTTCGGCAAGGACGGGAAGCCGGAGTTCGAGTACCAGCGGCAGGAGCACCAGCACCTGGGCGCCGGGCCGCACCGGGAAGCGCCCTACCAGCGCCCGGTGCAGCAGTCGCTCTTCGACGCCCCGCGCACCCTCGCGCTGAAGCCCCCGGAGGAGCCCCGCCGGCGCGCCACCGATGCACCGCAGGGCGACCTGTTCGGGGCGCCGCGGACGGTCGCCGTCGCCCACCCCGAACCGCCGTCCGGGAGCCGGGTCGCGAAGTTGGCGAAGCCGCTCCCCTGGGCGGCGGTGCAGCACCATGAGCCGGAACCGGCCGCGGCGCCGGCCCCGAAGGCGGAGTGGAAGGCGCCGGAGCCGACGCCGGCAGCGGCGAAGTTGGAGGGGCAGTCGCGGGAGCGGAAGCCGGACGTGGCAGTGAGAGCGGTAGACGATCCGAAGTCGCCCGGGTGGGCCCCCACTCGTGGCCCGGATCCCGAGTCGTTCGACATCGCGGAGACGTCCAACGAGACCGGCTCGCGGATGATCGACGTCTGGCGCCACTTGGTGAAGTTCCCCACCAAGAAGGAGGCCGCAGCGGCGGCCAGAGAGATCGGCTGGAGCGCCAACGACGCGGTGAAGGTGGCAACCCGTTTCCAGGAGTTGTGGGGACTCCACAACATGGGCGGCTACGTCACGAAGCGCGGCTACGACCGGATGCGGCAGGCGCGCGGCGTGGTCGTACCCGAGAAGCCGGTCGAACCTTCGAGCGACGTTCGGCTCCAATGGTCCGCGGCCGAGCTGAGCCAGCCGGGCGAGTACATGCGCTTGAAGGCGGAGTGGGACGCGCTTCCCGTGGACGAGAAGAACCGCAGGAACGCCGCCGGATCGGAGACGCTGGCGACCCCCGCCCGCGTGAACCCCGACGAGGTCACCGCAGCGGAGCAGCGCCAGCGGCAGGAAGCCGCCGAGGAGAGCGCCCGCCGCCGGCGGAAGCCGGACGAGCCGGAGGCCCCGGAGCCGGCGGAGAAGCTCGAGCGGCAGGTCGAGGCCCACGCCGTCGAGCGGGAGGAAGCCGCCGCCGCCGAAGCCGAGAACGAAGGCGACGGCGGCAAGGGCGGGCCGAAGACGGCCATCATCCAGACGCAGCACCTGAAGCGCTTCGAGAAGGAGATCGAGGCGCTCAACAAGCGGGCGCGCCGGCTCCACGTCCCGGAGTTGAAGTGGGAGGAGGTCCCCGGCTCCCGTCGGGTCGAGACCGAGACCCACGAAATGCAGATGCACCACCAGACCTACAAGACGGTTGTCACCCGTCAGGTCTGCGAGGTCCGTCTCATCGGCGACCCGCCGCAGCTCGCGGGCTGGAAGTTCATCGCCAAGGCGAAGGAGACCCCGAACGGCGGCTGGATCTTCAAGACCGCCGCCGGAGAAGAGGTCCCGCTCAAGCTCCGCACGCGGGAGCACCACCGGGACTGCGACCACTGCCAGATGAAGCGCGACCGCAAGGGCGCCTACATCGTCAAGAGCGAGAAGAGCGGCGAGCACAAGACGATCGGGACGTCCTGCGTCAAGGACTTCCTGGGCGGCCATGATCCCGAGGGGGCGATGAACGCCCTCACGATCTGGGCCGACGCGAACCGCATCCTCGCCGGCATGGCCGCCGACGACGGCGAGGGCAGCGACGGCTTCGGCGGTGGCGGAAAGCCCGAGGGCGCCGGTCTCCACCGCTTTCTGTCGCACGTCGCCTGGGCGATCCGGGAGACCGGCTGGGTCTCGAAAGCGGCGGCGCAGGCCTCCGACGAGTTCCACCCGAAGACGGCGACGGTGGACGACGCGCTGCGGACCCTGTTCATGCCGGTCGAAGAGGCCCGCAAGGTTCTGGGGGCGGGCGGGAGCATCAACCCCGAGGCCGCCGACGAAGAGCTGGCGCGCAAGACGATCGCCTGGGCGAAGAAGAAGTACGTCGAGGTCCCCGTCGAGTCCCTGGACACCTTCGGCCACAACCTGCGGACGGTCATCACGGAGGACTACGTCCACAAGGACGTGTTCGGGATGGCGGCGTACCTCGTCCGCGGCTACCAGCGGGAGCAGGGCGAGATCCTGTCGAAGAAGCGGGCGGCGGAGGCCGGGCACTTCGGCAAGCCCGGCGAGAAGGCGGAGACCGACGTCACGGTCATCGCCACCCGCGAAATGGAACCAGGGCAGTGGGGGGAGTCGACCCTGGTCACCATGGAGACCCCGGACGGCCACACCCTGAAGTGGTTCGCGTCGAACCTGCCGCGCAGCTTCGAGCAGGGCGTGAAGATGCGGGTGAAGTTCACCGTGAAGAAGCACGACCAGTACCGCGGGCGTCCCGAGACGACGGTGTCCCGCGTCAACCTCGTCGGCCCGGCCGAGGGGAGCGGCCACAAGGCGTTCATGCCGAAGGGGATGAAGCAGCCGATCCTGCTGCCGAGCTTCAAGGAGGGGACGGGGCTGCACGACCTGTTGGAAGAGGGGCGCCAGCGCGAGGAAACGTTCGAGCAGCGGGTGGAGTCCGCGACCGACGCGAAGTACCGGGAGGAGCTGAAGAGCCCGATCTACTCCGGGAAGTACGCGAAAGTGACGGACGAGGAGCGGGAAGGCCTGCGTCGGAACGTCCGCGACAGCGCGCGCTCGGCGGTCTACCACGAGGACTGGAAGGCGGCCATGATGGCCGCGAACGAGTCCGGCGCGCGGCTCTTCGAGCCCCACGCGCAGCCGGGCGTCCACTTCGTGAACCTCGACCCGCCGGACGAGCCCGGGAAGGCCATCGAGACCTACGAGATCGAGGGGTACTACACGGTCGGCCGCCTCCAGGAACACCCCTACGTCCGGGCGTTCCGGGTCTCCGACCCCGACGGGAAGATGAAGGAGTTCGAGCTGCAGCGCCATGCCCTGGTGGTCGTCGGCGGCGAGGAAGACCCGCCGCCCGAGAAGAAGAAGCGCCCCCGCACCGTGAAGCTCGCCCGCCTCCCCGGCGAGAGCGACTTCGCCCACAGCGAGCGCCAGGCGCGAGAGAACGGCGAGTAGGCCGGAGACCTCCTGCGCCGTTGCGCACTCCCTCTCTGCGGCGCTACGATAGGCGCGCACACAGGGGACGTCGTCCGGGGAGACCGCCAATGGATCCGCTGCGCCGCCTGGCCCGCCAGATCGCCCGGAAGTCCGAGGACGAGGATCCCGACTACCGGGAGCCCGACGACCCCGCCGAGGGCGACGATGAAGGCGACGACGACGGCTCCGCCGAGGACGAGCGCTCCGAGCGGGACGACCTCACCGACAAGGGCCTCAACCAGACCCCCGAGGACACCTTCGCCGACACCGTCCTGGTGCCGCTCTACAAGACCTGGAAGGCGCGCGCGGGCGACCCCCAGGCGCCCTGGCCGGCTCGCTTCCCGGTCCAGCTCCACCCGCTCGCCCACGAAGCGCCGGGGAAGTTCGCGGCCCGGGTCGCCGCCTACTACCGCCGCCGGCCGGAGGCCGCCGAGGCCTTCCACGCCGTCGGCGAGGAGCCGGAGTGGACCGACTGGGTGACCGGCGCGATGCGGCTCGCGAAGGGCGCCGGCTCGAGCCCGAAGCCGAAGCCCGCGGCCAAGCAAGGAGGCCCCGATGCGTCCCCGAATCGTCGCCCTGGGCCCGCAGGCGCCCCGCGTCCTGCGGCTGGCGCCCCGCCCCGCCGTCCCGCTGCGGCTCCCCGACCTGCTCCGAACCTGGGATCTCGGGGTGGAGGCGGTCCCGGAGGGGTTCGCGGTGTCGGGCCCCGGGGATGAGGTCGTGAAGGCCCTGGACGCCCTCAACCTGCCGCTCGAGGGGCTCCACCCGCACCCCGACGACGACGCCGTGTTCGTCGCCACGGTGCCAACCACGGGCGAGCTGCGCGAGGCCGGCTCGGCCGACGTCGCGGCGCTGCGCCGGGCCCTCGGAGGCGCCGATGGCTGACCGACCTGTCATCGAGATCGGACCGCGTGGCGGTCGCATCGTCGGGCACCACGCTGGGCACGGCGGGAAGCCCGTGGCGGAGTACGAAGGGCATGTCGGCGGGGCGCTGCGCCCGTCGCAGCAGCGGCTGTTCGACAGCCCGCGGACGCTGACCCTGAAGCCTCCCGAGGAGCGGGAACGGCGGTCGGCAGCCGGGGAGGCGCAGACGGACCTGTTCGGCCCGCCCCGGACGATCGCCCTGCGGCCCCGCGAGGCCGCCATGGAACGGCGGGTGACAAAGCCCACAAAGCCGCTACCGTGGGCGGCGGAGAAACCGTCTGCGGCGGCGAAGCTCGAAGCGCAGACCGCCGCCCGATCCGCCGAGAAGCCGGCGGCGAAGGACTATGCTCTGCCCGCTGGCGAGTCCCGCTGGCACGGCGGTATCAAGGCCACCCGCGACGGGCGCAGCGTCAACCTCACCGGGGCCACATACCCCGTTAAGGACAGCCTGGCAGCCCTGGGCGCGAAGTGGAACGGCGAACACCGGGCCTGGCGGCTGTCGCACGACAAGTACACGGCGGCCCACGATCGGATCCAGCGGCTCGGCGAGAAGGCCCATGACGCCTCCGCGGCCGAGAAGCGGGGCGAGACGACTCCGCAGCGCTCGGCACCGTCCGGCGGGGGAGGCGCGCGCCCGAGTGGCGGCGGGCCGTCCGAGAAGCAGCTTCACTACGCGCGGAGTCTCATCCGCCGCATGACGCCGTCGCACTGGCACGATTCCGACTACGGCCAGGGAACGAGCCACGTGCCGACTTCCGACGAGCTTCAAAGGTGGTCGGCCCGGGACTTGTCGGCGCTCATCGACGACATGCGCGACTCCCTTGGGATCGGCAGCGCTTACAAGGACCTGAGCGGCGCGGAGCGTCTCGCCGCCCAGGTCGCCGAACGAGCGGCGTAGGAGAACCCGATGGCTGAGCAGTCGCAGGCGCTCGTCCCGGTCGGCTCCCGGCCGCTCGGGCGTCTCCCGCGGGGCGCCCGGCAGATGTCGCGGCCCGGGGACCTGGATTCCCGGCTGGACGTCGACCGCCAGCAGGGCGAGGGCTTCTCCTACCAGTACGACCCCGAAGAGCTGCAGGTCGCGCAGGACTTCATGGAGGGTATGCGGACGCACAGCCGCTACTCCACCTACGCCCTGCGGCAGATGGCGCTCTCCCCCTGGGCGAGCTGCATCCTGTCGACCCGCTGCAACCAGATCGCGAGCTTCAGCCTGGCCCGAGAGGACCCCTACGGGCTCGGCCACCAGATCGCGATCCGGGGCCGCTCGAACCACAGCCCGACCCCGGCGGAGCGCAAGGAGATCGAGCGCGTCGAGTCCTTGCTGCAGACGTCGGGGACCATCAAGGAGCCGCACGAGGTCTTCACCCGGCCCAGCTTCGACGACTTCCTGCGGGCGCTGGCCTACGACTCGCTCGTGCTGGACGCGGGCGTCTTCGAGGTCGTCCCGGACGAGAAGGGGGTCCCGCACCGCTGGCACCCCGCCGACGCCGGCCTCATCTACCGGGTACGGCCGCAAAACCCCTTCGGCGACTACGACAAGGCCGACGCGCAGTTCTGCCAGATCCACCACGACACCCCGACGCAATACTTCGCCCCGGGCGAGCTGTGCTTCGGGATCCGGCGCCCGCGGACCGACGTCCGCAGCAACGGCTATGGTCATCCAGAGCTGACCGAAATGTTGGAGGTGATGTCGGGCCTGCTCTTCGGGTTCACGCACAACCTCAACTGGTTCCGGCAGGGCGGGCCGCGCGGGATGCTGGCCGTGATGGGCCCGATGCACCCGCAGAAGTTCCGGGCTCTCCAGCGCTCGCTGATGTTTATGGCCCGCGGCGTCCAGAACGCCTGGCGGATGGTCGTCGCGAACCCCCAGGGCGAGGGTGCCGACGTGAAGTGGGTTCCCTTCGGCGTCTCCAACAAAGAGATGGAGTTCGCGGAGTGGATCAACGCCTGCTTCCGCCTCATGTGTAGTCTGTGGCAGATCGATGCCACGGAGGTAGGTTTCTACTACGCTTCAGAGGGGAACCGCGGGGCGATGTTCGAGTCCTCCCCGGAGGCCAAGCTGAAGGCCGGCAAGGATAAGGGTCTCCGCCCGCTGGCGACCGCCATCAGCTCGTGGATCAACAAGTTCATCGTCCATCGGCTGAACCCGGACCTGGAACTGGAGTTCCTGGGCCTCGGCGCGATGACCGAGAAGGAGCGCGCCGAGCTCTCCAAGACGCTCGTCGAGTCGTCCCGCACGGTCGACGAGGTCCGGGCGCTCGACAACATGGGCAAGGACCCGAACGGGTTGGGGAACCTCATCCTGAACCCGCAGTACATCACGGCCTACAACGCGCAGCAGGCGCAGAAGCAGCAGGCCGCGATGATGGCGCAGCAGGGCCAGGGCGGGCCGGGCGGTCCCGAAGGTGCGGACGGTCCCGGTGGGGCGGGGCAGCCCGGGGCAGAGGCCCAGGGCGAGGGTGCCGGGGCGCCCGGGGGCGACGACTGGGCGAACGACCCGCTGCCCGATGGGGGCGATGTCAGCGGTGGGTTCGCCGACGAGCAGGCCGGCGAGGCGGCGAAGAGCCTCGTCCGGGCGTACTCCTGGGTCCTTTAGCGGTGAGGTGACGCATGGGCGGTGAGCGGCGAGTGTTGGCGTTGCGGCGGGCGGACATCGGGGGGAGCCCGGAGTACCGGGATGCGGACCTCGCGGTGAAGGGCGACGTCATCGAGATCGGGCCCCGCGGGGGGAAGATCGTCGGCCACACCTTCCACAACGGGAAACGGGTCCCGGTCTATGAGGGGTCCGGCGGCGGCGGGGAGCCGACGCTCGGGAGCGCTGTGCAGGACGACGCCCACCGGCGCGGCTGGTCGTTCCCCAGCGCGAGCGGCTGGTCGGTGAACCGCCAGGCCGGCGGGCACAGCTACGAGATCCAGCACCGGCGCGAGTACGGCGACGACCAACACCTGTCGAGCTACGAGGTCTCCCACGTCGACCCCGACAACAAGCGGACCACGATCGGCAAGTTCCACGAGGCCGACGACGCGAAGCGGGCGGCGCTGCGGCACGACGTCGAGCGCCGCGGGCCCGGCGGAGGTACGCCGGCGCCCTCCCCCGCCGCGGCGAAGCTCTCCGAGCAGACCGCCGGTTCCAAGGTCGTCAGCCTGGCGGACCGGCGGCCCCCGGCGGAGCCGAGCGAGCCCCCGAAGCGCCCCGCCCACCCCGACACGACGGAGCGCCACCTGGGCGCGAAGTACGACGCCGGCCGGGACACCGCCGAGGTCGCCCGCCTGTTCCGCGAGGACGTCAAGCGGGCCATCGCCTCGGGCGACCTGCCGAAGGGGCTGAAGCTCTCGGTCAACACCCGCAAGTACAGCGGCGGCTCGTCCATCCACGTCGAGGTCCAGGCGGCCCCGGGCGTCCAGGTCGGCAACCCGGAGCGGCACGCCCACGACGCGAAGTACGGCCCCCTCGGGAACCCCGGGGAGCGCCCGCCGGCGCTGCTCCACGCGGACGGGGCGGCCCTCCAGGAGAAGCTCCGGGGGCTGCTGCGGGCCTACGAGAAGTCGGCCCACGACTCGGGGAACGACTACTACTCGAGCAACTTCCACCCCAGCGTGGAGTTCGCGAGCGAGCTGCGGAAGGCGCCCGGGGCCGCAGCGCCCGGCTCGTCTTCGTCGAAGGCCGATGCGCTGCGCGAGCAGATCCGGGCGCGCACCGGCGGAGTGACCGCGCCGGCGGCCCCGCCCTCCCCGGCGCTCGCCAAGCTGGCGCAGCAGGCCGCCGCCGGCGCGAGCCCGAACGTCTCCAGCGCGGCCCCGCCCCCCCGACCGGCCGCGGCGCCGCCGAAGCCGGTGGTCTCGCAGACCCTTGCCCGCCAAATCGCGGAGCGGCGGCCAACCCTGGAGATGGGCGCCCAGCAGACCGACCTCGCCGGCCCGCCGTCGCGCAAGACCCACGTCTCGGCGGCCATCCAGCAGTCCGCCGACGAGATCGACCGGCGGCTCGGGAGCCTCGAGCGCATCAACGGGCGCACCGGGGAGTGGTCGAGCCGCGAGCACCTGGCGCGCTACATCAACGCCGCGGAGCGCGGGCTGGTCGAGCTGAAGGGCCTGATGCGCCGAGCGGAATCCGAGGGCGCCTCGGGCGGCAACCTCGGGACCCGGCTGCTCGCCCTGCAGACGAACCTGCGGCGCGCCCAGGGCCACCTGAAGGACCGGAACTACCGCACCGACAAGCCGGCCTCGGAGTCGCTGCCGCTCTTCCGCGGAGAGCCGGCGCCGAACCGGGCGAAGCCGGCCGGCGGACAGGGGAGCCTCTTCGGCGGGCAGGGCGGGACCGACCCGCGCCAGCGGACCCTGTTCTGACGGAGGCGGGATGCGCTTCACCATCGAGGAGACCTACCCGGGCGAGCTCGTCGAGCGCGAGGAGGAGACCCGCAAGAGCCTCGACGACGTGCTCGCCCGAGCGGTCGCCAAGGCCCACGCCGGGGCGGGCCAGCCGTCGCCCACGCGCGACCCGATGCGGCCGTCGCGCGACCTCGTCGACCGCATGGGGGCGCTGTTCGCCGCCCGCCTGCCGCGTATCCTGGACGACGTCGCGACCTTCCTGCAGGCGGAGCGGCCGCGATGATGCCGCTCGGCCCCAAGGAGTTGAAGGAGCTGCGCGCGCTCGTCGCGAACCACTGGACGGGGTTCCTGGCGGAGCTGTTCGGGGCCGGGGCGCTCGGCCTCGACGACGACGAGATCGGCCGGCTGGTCGCTGGGGGCTACCTCGACCCGGCGGCGGCGCTCGCCGTCGACCCCGTGCAGGACGCCTACCTGCTCGGCTTCTACCGGGACCGGCTGACGCAGGCCGGGCTGGACGTCACAGCGGCGCCGTGGTCGGCGGTGAAGGCCGAGATCGCCACGATGCCGGCGCCGCTCACCCGCGGGGAGCTCGCCGCCGTCGACCACGCCCGGCAGTGGGCCGGCGACCACTGCAAGGCGCTCGGGAACCGCATGGAGGACCAGATCCTCTCCGCCGTGAACCCCGAGGATGCCGCGCTGCGGGAGCGGCTGCTCGGCGTCATCAAGGACGAGACCGCCCAGGCGCTGGCCCGCCGGGAGACCGTGGCGCACCTGCGGAGCCGGCTCGGCGAGCTGTCCGGCGACTGGTCCCGGGACTGGCTCCGGATCGCCACGACGGAAATGACGACAGCACAGGAGTACGGCACCGCGGACGCCTACGAGTCGCAACACGGCCCCGACGTGCTGTACTCGAAGATTCCGAACCCGGACGCCTGTCCGAAGTGCCGGTCCGCCTATCTCGACGACGACGGACGCCCCAAGGTGTTCCGGCTGGCCGACCTGCGCGCCAACGGTACGAACGTCGGCCGCAAGCAGGCGGAGTGGCTGCCGGTCGTTGGGTCTCATCACCCCTGGTGTATGTGCCGAGGGGTCCGTGTACCTAACGGATGGTCTTGGAATGACCGGATGGAACTGCGGCCCCCGCCGCGCGGAGCGACGGCTTGAGCACGGTCATTCGCCGAGTCGCCGGGGCGCCGCGCCCCGCCCGTCGCGTGCTGACCTGCCAGCACTGCGGCGCCGTGCTCTCCCACGAGGAGGGCGGCGTGCTCAAGATGCGGGTGCCATCGCGGCTCATCGCGTTCAAGTCGTTCGACGACGGCGACCTCGTCGCGGAGATCCCCTGCCCGCGCTGCCGGCGCGACACCCCGCTCTATCCGATCCGGCTTCAGCGGATCGTCGCGCTGAAGTCTCCGCCCGGCGCTTGACAGCGCGTCTCCGGCGCCCGTAGTCTTGGGGCTGCCGAGAGGCCCGTTGTTCGTCTGCCGCGTGGTCGCGGTTCGGCGGACCGGAGTCCGGCGGCGTTCCAACGCCGCCGCAGGCTCCTGCGAGGGGCGGTTGGTCCAGGATTCCTGGGCTGGCCGCCCTTCTCGCGTTCTCGGGCCTGGAGTCGCCGATGGTCTTCGCCCCGCAGCACCGGACCGATGCGCCGCCGCCGGAGTTCCTCCCCGGAGAGAACGTCTGCGGCAAGGCGTCGTTCTGGTTCGAGGCGGAGGCTCTGGCGGACGACGCGGAGAAGGATCTCGACGCGAGCCGTCAGAGCGCCGCGACGCTGCCGAAGATGCGGATCCGCGGCGTCGCGACGACGGACCACAAGGATATGCAGGGCGAGACCGCCCTGCAGGACGGCGTCGACTGGGCCTACTTCAAGAAGTGGGGCTGGTTCAACGACATCCACAACAAGGCGGCGAACGCCGGGCTGGGCGAGCCGACGGCGGTCTATCCGGTCGACCTGCCGGACGGGCACAAGGGCTGGGTCGTCGAGGGCTTCCTCTACGACACCCCGGACAACCGGAAGCTCTGGGACCTGCTCGTCGCGCTCAAGCGCGACCCCTTCGCGACCCGCAAGATCGGGTTCTCCGTGCAGGGCCCGATCCTGCTCCGGCTGGACGAGTCGGGCCACCCCGCGAAGGACGGGAAGACGCTGGCGCGCATCCTCGTGATGGACGTCAGCATCACCCGGCACCCCATCAACAAGCACGCCCCGCTCGAGGCCGCCCTGAAGAGCCTCGACTGGGCGCTGAAGTCCTTGGAGGCCGGGCACCCGACCCCCACCTACTCGGGCGGCGGGAGCGGCGCTCCGCTTCTGACGCAGAGTCACGACGCGCGGCCGGTGCGCCGCATCATCGGGAGGAAGACCATGGAGAAGGCGGAGTTCGCCCGGCGCTTCGGCAAGTGCGACCCGGACACCCAGCAGCTCGCCGCGAAGGCCCACGGCGTCGAGTGGACGCAGCAGGACGCCGACGGCTACGGCCACGGCGAGCCCGACGGCGACGAGGCCACCAAGAGCTTCGACGAGCAGGGCCGCGAGCTGTACGCGAACGTCGAGACGGCGCTCAAGGACATCGGCGCCCACCTGCGCGAGGGCGGCCAGGTCGTCATGAGCTGGCCCGGCCAGGCCACGGGCGGCGACGAGGTGGTCAAGGCGTTCGAGGTCGTCTCCGGCGGCATCGGCGTGCTGGGCGAGCGCTTCGACAAGATCATGGAGCACCAGGGCGCGCTCTACGACCTGCTCAGGTTCCAGGAGGAGGCCCGCAAGGCGCTCGACGACCGGATCGACGGCCTCGCCGGCCAGCTCGCCGCGCTCGGGGCCCGCCCGCTGCCGCGCAAGACGATCGTCCCGGGGGCCCCGATCGAGCGGCCCGCCGACCAGGTCGCGGCCGACGCGCCGCTGCCCTACGGCGTCGCCCGCAAGAGCCTCGAGGCCGCGCTCAACAACGCCGTCACCGCGGGCGAGCCGCAGGAGCGGATCGACCAGATCAGCAACGCCCGGTCGAACCTGGACGCCGAGCGGCGCTTCCGGGCGGCCGACCTCGCGGCGATGAACGTGCCCCTGATCCAGTAAGCCGGCCCGGCTGACCGGCAAGGCGGGGTAGGCCCCGCAGGAACGCCGGGCAACGCCCGGACCAGCGAAAGGATGGGAAGACGATGGCTTACGACGGCGGCAGCGACTTCGGCGGCGGCTGGGCGGGCGACTTCGGGCAGGCGGACGTGCAGGAGTACATGCAGGTCTACCGGCAGATCCAGAAGTCCCTGGAGGCGGGCTACCCGGAGCCGACCTACGCGGGCGGCGGTTCGGGCGGCGCGCTGATGACGCAGAGCATCGAGGGCACGCTCAAGTGGGCGACCTTCAAGCAGGACCACCTGCGGTTCTGGCCGAAGTTCCCGAAGAGCGACCAGAAGCTCTCCAACACGGTCCACGAGTACACCCGGCAGACCGACCTCGGCGCCCGGGTCGACCTGTGGGCGGCGGAGGGGGCGGTCGGGCCCGAGATCGACTCGAACTTCGAGCGCCTGCTCGCGAAGGTGAAGTACGTCTCGCTGAAGAAGCGCGTCAGCCACCCGATCACGCTGCTCAGCAACATGATCGGCGGGGCGGCGCTCGACAAGGCGAACAAGGACGCGAGCCTCTACATCAAGGAGTTCATGGATCGCCAGCTCTTCTTCGGCGACTCCACGATGAACGCCGCGGCCTTCGACGGCCTCAAGCGCACCTGCGAGGCGACGCACACCGCGGCGAACCCGAAGGTCCACGATCTCCGCGGCGCCGCCCTCGACTCCTCGCGGATGCGCGACGAGTCCGTCCGGCTCGTCAACCCGCCGAACTACGGCAACCCGGGCGTCGTCTGGATGTCGTTCGAGACCCTGGAGGACCAGGGCAAGCTCATGGGCACGTACCTCCGCTACGACATGGCGGACGTCGTCGCCCGCAACGCCGTCGGCGACCGCCGCACGACGCTGCAGGCGACGGGCTTCAACGGCCCCTACGGTCCCGTCAACTTCGAGGCCTCGATCCAGCTCGGCAGCCGCGGCGCGCCGGCGGCGACGGCCATCGGCGAGGTCCAGCCGGCGCAGCCGAACCCGTCGCTCGCGACGGCGGACGACGCCGCGACGCTGTTCGTCGCCGCCGACTACGGCGTCTACCAGTACCAGTTCGTGGCGGTCGGGGCGAAGGGCAAGTCCCTGCACTCGGTCTCCGACGCGGCGACCATCGACGCGACGCACCGCAAGGTCACGGCGACCATCGCCGCCCCGGGGACGGACAACGTCCTCTACTACGAGGTCTTCCGCAGCAAGGTCGGCGAGACCGGCGTCTGGAAGATCGCCGACGTCGTCCAGGCGCGGGCGGGCGGCGTGCCGGACACCACGACCTTCGTGGACATGAACGAGAACCTGCCGGACACGGCCTTCGCGTTCATGCTGGAGATGTCGTCCGAGGTCATGGAGTGGAAGCAGCTCCTCGACTTCGCCCGGGTCCCGCTGGCGCGGACGGACCTGTACTTCCCGTTCACGTACATCATCTACGGGACCCCGATCTTCTACCTCCCGCTCAAGATGTGCATGTTCAAGAACGTCGGGCGGGCGAGCTGATCGGGCTGACGCGCGACCCCACCGCGTAGCACAGGCCGGCCCGTGGGGAGTCCGAGGCCCGGTCCGAGGCACCCACGGAGGCCACCCCCATGATCGAGTCCACCCGCGCCCTGAAGATGACGTCGGGACGCAGCCAGTACCTCGCCGACGGCGGCACGCAGTACGTCGTCGATGCCCGAGGCATCGTCTGGGGGCTCCCCCCGGAGCGGGCCGAATCCCTCGCCGCCCTCAAGGGCTTCGAGGTCGTCGACCTGCCGCCCGGGGCGGAGCCCACCCCGCCGCTGCCGCTGGCCCGGCGCGGCGTCCAGGCCCCGGCGTCGTCCGTGACGCCCGTCCCGGCCGTGGCGCCGCCCCCGGCGAACGTCAGCCTGCAGCAGGCCCTGGCGCTCATCTCCCCGGGCGCCCGGCTCGAAGGGGTCGGTAAGGGGCTCCTCCAGGCGACGCTCAAGGCCAAGGGCTACGACGTCCCGCCGGACGTGCTCAACGAGGCCGTGCTCGAAACCTGGGCGCGGCTCATCGCGACGGAGCGCAACTTCGAGAAGATCCAGGCCGTCGAGCGGCAGACGAAGACGGCGGAGCCCGAGCCGGCGGCGGCGCCCGAGCCGGACCCGGTCTCCGTCGCCGAGGCGCCGAAGGACGCCCCGCCGGAGCCGACCCCGTCTCCGTCGGTCGCCGCGCCGGCCCCGGTCGCCCCGCCGGCGGAAGCCGAGGCGGACGCCGAGGGCGAGGGCGAAGACGGGGACGACGGCGTCGCGGCCTGGATCGCGGAGCGGAGCGCGGAGCTCGCCGCGAAGTCGTGGCCGGAGCTCAAGGACGAGTTCCGGGCGGCGACCGGGCGGGGCGTCAAGCACGAGACGAAGCCCGACGTCATCGCGGCCATCGCGACGGCGCAGGCCCGCGAGGCGGGGCTGCTGCCCCAGGAGTGACCGATGCGGCACCGCAAGACGAACCCGCGCACCGACCCGCGGGACAAGGCTCGGATCTACGACCAGGACGCCGCGGCGGACTGGAACCTCAACGCCAACCGGGCCCCGATCCGCTACGACCCCGCGTGGTCCCGGACCGGCCTCGTCGTGGTCGACTCGAGCCCGAACGTCGCGGAGCCGGCGCCGAACCTCGTCATCCCGGCGTCGGAGCCGCTCGGGGCGATCGGCTTCTTCGTGGTCATCACGGCGGCGGCGACGTTCAACGTCTGGCGGAAGACGGGGCTCACGACGGCTGGCCTCGGGTGGGTGCGGATCCACCAGGTCGTCCTCGGTGCCTCGGATTCCAACGTCGAGCAGTACGTCGAGACCGGGTTCGGCGACGTCTTCGTGCAGGTCGCCGCTGGCGCCGCCGGCGGGACGCCCGTCGCGCTTCACGTCGGGGCGGCCTGACCAGGGGGTGATCCGTGGCCTACTCGCAGCAGCCCCTGACGGTCGACTGGCTGAAGGCAACCTACCTCTTCGGCTGCGATCTGACCGACGACGACGGCCACGCGATGCCGGACGAGGTCTGGGAACTGTGCCTGGAGGCCGCGAAGGAGTGGATCAAGACCGAGCTCGCCATCGGCTTCCCGAAGCGCACCCGGACGCAGCGCCACGACTTCACCCGCGCGAACCTGGAGGCCTGGAGCTTCATCAGCCTGGACTACCGGCCGGTGCGGTCGGTGACCGAGGTGAAGCTGCAGTACGGCGAGTTCCCGATCTTCACGGTGCCGACGTCCTGGATCCTTCAGGAGGACGAGGGCAACCAGCTCCAGATCATCCCGGCTGGCGGGGTCCCGGCGGTGGCGCCGCTCGAGGCGCTGTCGTTCATGTCGTACTGGATGGCGACCGCCCACCGCGACGTGCCGGGGATGTACCTCATCACCTACACGTCGGGCTACGATCTGCCGCTGGCGGACGACGACCCCGAGGTCGAGGTGCCGACGGACTACGAGCCGATTCCGGGGGACATTCTCGATGTCATGGGGATGCACGCTGCCATGCATCCTTTGAACATAATCGGGGACCTCGTCGCGGGGCGCGCCGTCGCCAATTTCTCGGTGTCGCTGTCGGGTCTGTCGTTCTCCAAGGGGACGACCGCAAGTGCAACAAACTCCGGATACGGCGCAAGAATTTTGATTTACAAGCGACAGATCAAGGAAGCGCTGAGCCGGATCCGGATGCGCTACCAGGGGATGCAGATCGCGGTCTGCTGAGAGGTGAGTCGTGCCCTACCCGGAGCCCCATATCGCCCGCATCTACGACGACGGCTGGCTGCCGCTCGTCTGGGGGGTGAAGGACGTCTTCGGGCTCCCGGAGTTCGACGAAGCCAAGTTCCGCAGCGCCTTCGGCGGGATGGGGACTCGGGTCCAGTGGGACGCCGTGGGGAACTGCCCCTGCGGCACCGCGCAGAGCCCGAACCTTTCGTGTGCGACCTGCGGCGGCGACGGCTACTACGTCCACCACACCCAGATCGTCCGGGCGGTCTGCTCGGAGCTATCGAAGGAGTCCGACCCCCTCCAGCGGCTGCAGCCCATCGAGCCTGGGACGGCCATCATCGGCCTGCGTGGGGAGCACGTCCCGGCGGTCAACGACCGGCTGACGTTCCTGGAGGGCTTCGTTCGGATCTCGGGCATGTTCCAGCGCCGAGCCACCCTGGCGGCGCACCTGGAGCGGTTGCGCTACCCCGTCGCCCCCTGGACGATCGCGACCATGGCCGAGGGTGACGTCTCGCAGATGGGGACGACCGTCAACCAGGTCTGGGACGTCGTCGACCTGCGGGTGGCGAAGGCCGGGGTCGTCGGGCCGGCGCTCGTCAAGGGCTCCGACTTCACGGTCACGGCCGCGGGGCTCATCGACTGGGCGCTCGGCGACGTGAAGACGCCGCGTACCTCCCCGGAGCCGCCCGGGACGGGGCAGGCCGTCGGGGAGTGGTTCTCGGTCTACTACCACGCCCACCCCGTCTACCGTGTCACGGAGCACAGCCAGGCGCTGCGGCCGACGCGCCACCGGCTCAAGACCGGTGACACCGTCCAGCACCTGCCGGTCGCCGTGAAGGCCCGCCTGGACTGGCTCATCCAGCCGAGCGAGGCCCAATGACCCCGCTGCCGCTCACCGGGTTCCACGGTCTGGAGGTGGCGCTGGGGCTCGACGACGAGTCAGTGCTCGAGAACCTCTCCGACCTCGCCGATGCGGCGCGCGCGAAGTGGATCGCCATCGCCGGGGAGCAGTTGCACTCGACGGCCCGCGGCTACCAGTCCTGTATCCTGCCCGTCGAGTTCCCGGCCTTCGGGCAGGGCTACGTGGCCTGGATCGTGCTGGAGAACGAGTCGCCCGCGGGGCGGCTCGCCAACATGCTCGAGCAGGGCGCCCCGGGCTTCGATCTCCGCGAGACGCTGCTCAAGGGCGGCGCCCACGTCCGGCACTCGAAGGCCGGGCACGCCTACGCCTTCATCCCGTTCCAACTCCACATGCAGGGGGCGAGCGGCCGCAACGCGGAGGTCATCGGCGACCCCTACGCGGCGGCCGGGCTGATGGCGGGCGACGAAGCGGTCTCTCTCGGTCGGGCGCTCGTGAAGACCCTGCAGCGCGCCGTGCGGGCCAAAGAGAGCAACGGGCGCGCCGGTTACACCACGTCGAGCCCCGGGGGCGGGACGACGTGGGGCGCGCGGCTCCCCGGGGCCAAGGCCGGGGGGCTGCTGCGCGCACGCCACGCCGCGCCCATCTACGCCGGCATGTACCGCTTCGGGAAGGGCTACGAGCGGGCCTACCAGTCGACCCACGGGACCTTCCGGGCGATCTCGACGAACCCCAACAGCTACCGCTCCGACGCCGGCGGGATGAACTGGTGGCACCCCGGCTTTGAGGCCCGGAACTTGGTGCGCGACGTCGAAAGCTACGTGCAGTCGATCGCCCCGACCGTGCTCGGGACGTGACGGAGGCCCCATGTACCTGACCGCCGATCTCGCCGTCGAAGCCATCCTGAACGCGGGCGTCTCCCTGCTCCTGACGGACGACCGGGCCTGGGACCTCGTGCTCCACGACATCCCGGCCGCCGAGCGCGTCGCGGCCCGCACGCGGTTCCGGCAGGGCGCCAACCGTACCCCGACCGTGCTGCTGGGCTACCCGCGCGGGACGAGCCCGTGGCCGATCTGGTCCGTCTACCTGGCGATGGAAGCCGCCGACCAGGAGTTCCTGGGCAAGGGCACCGACGGGCCGACGCGCTACGACGTCGAGGACGACACCGGCGTCGAGGAAGAGGTGGAGGCCGTCGCCCGGCGGCTGATGACGAAGCCGATGGTCGGGATCATCGTGGCGACGATCAACGCCAAGGAGACCGCGATCCAGTCCGTCCTGGCCGGGCGTCTCCTCCTGACCGCCTTCGACCAGCTCGTGACCTGGGGCTACACCGACCTGTCGTTCGTGAACCGCGGCGACCTGGTCCCCGACCCGACCTGGATGACGGAGAACGTCTGGGCGCGCGAACAGCGGTGGACGGTGCAGCAGCAGGAGAGCGCCGCCGCCGAGCTGGGCGACGGTATCGCGCTCATCGCACCGGCGCGGGTCGCGGCGCCGGATGTCGAGTTCCCGGACGGCGACGTCGGGCGGGCGACGCCGCAGCGGCTGTGATCCGGGCCGTCGGAGACGGTCTGCGGCACGTTGGCACTTCCTCTCCGCCGCGGTAGACTACCGCGCAGAGAGCCGGTACGGAGGACGTCATGTCGGACTACATCGTGGTCGATGGGCGGCGCCAGTTCGCGCCGGGGGTCATCACCAAGGCGGACGCCTCCTCCGTGGGCGGGCGCGGGCCGGTGTCGCGGGGCACCATCGCCATCCTGCACGAGGCCGGGAGGGGCGGGGAGCCGGCGGTGCCGCAGCTCTGCTCCAACCCCAACTACCTGCGCCAGCTCCTGCCGCCGCGCGAGGGCTACCTGTTCGGGAAGTACGCCTTCCGGCCCTCCTCGAACACGGAGCGCATCCCCGGGGGAGCGGAGAAGGTGTACCTCGTCCGCACCACCCCGGCGACGCAGGCGAGCCTGACGGTGCCCGACGGCGCCGCGGTCTCCGCCGCCGTCTTCGCCGCCCTGGACTGGGGCCTCTACGGCAACGAGATCCAGATCACGATCGCGGCCGGCACAAGCTCCGGCAAGAAGGTGACCGTCGGCTACGACGGCGAGGACGAGGTCTTCGACAACATCGGCGACTTCGACGTCTTCACCCTGAAGTACAACCCGACCGCCGGGCAGACCGTGACGTCGATGGCCGCGACGGTGACGCCGCTTGCCACCGAGGGCGGGACGCCGGTCCTGTCCGTCGCCTACAGCTTCGCCCGGACGGGCGGCGCGGTCGCGTTCAACCCCGCTACCTGGATGGCCTTCGACGGAACGATTACGGCGACGTCGGCGGGAGTCGGGGACATCGTAATCACGGGCGTCGACAAGGCGACGGGCGTCGTGACGACCGAGACGATCGACCCCAACGGCGCGAGCGACACGACGGCGACCGCGTTCTCGTCGGTGACGTCGATCGACGCCTCGGCGCACGCCGCGGTCTCGGTCACCTACACCGGCAACGCCTTCGCGCTGGACATCGGCACCTACGACACCGCGCAGAAGGTGGTCGACCGCGTCAACCTCATCGGCGCGGGGCTCACCGGCCCGGTGGACCCGCTCGTCGGGTTCGTCGCGGCGATGCTCACCCCGACGACGATGGCCTGCACCGACCTGGACTACGCGGCCGCGGTGGACGTCAACAACGCGCTCGGGACCTTCGCCGCCGACCTCTACGAGTTCATCGAGGGGGTCGACTCCGAGGTGGTCTCCTGCACCCGCGCGACGGGGGCAAAGAACCTCGCCGCGAGCCTCTCGATCACGGCGCTCGCCGGCGGCGCCAACGGCGTCGCGACGACGGCCAGCGTGCAAGCCGCGCTGGACGCCATCCGCGACCTGGACACGCGGCACGTCGTGCTCATGGCGACGGCGGCGGGGACCGCCGATTCCTTCGCCGAGCTGCTCGAGGCCCACGTCAAGGAGCGCGCGGGCAAGTACGAGCGGGTCGGCTACTTCGGGACGACCACCTACGCGACGAAGAAGACGGACCCGGGCGTCGACCCGGGCGGGCTGTTCCAGCGCACCGCGCGCCGGAACTACCGCGGGATGGTCTTCACCCCGCAGGAGGTCCGCGACTACGACGAGACCGGCACCCCGGTCTGGCTGCCGCCCTACTACACCGCGCTCCTCGCCGCGGGCTGCCAGGCCGGCAGACTCAACGAGGCCTCGGTGATCTGGGCCACGGTCGACGTGCTCGACGTGCGCGACTACCCCGGGGCCGTCAGCGGCACCAACTGGACGGTCGCGAACGACAAGGAGGAGCTGCTGGAGTACGGGTGCCACATCCTGGAGAAGCTCCCCGGGACGGGCCTCATCCGCTGGGCGGCCGACCAGACCTGCCACCTGAGTGACAACAACCCGATCTACTCCTCGCAGGTCGCCAACGAGTCCAGCGACCTCTCGATCCAGAACGTGCGGCGGGTCGTCGAGGATCTCATCGGGTTCACGAACGTCGTCGTCACCGAGGGGCGGGTCAAGGACGCCGTCGACCGCGAGCTCGGTCGGCAGGTCGAGGCGAAGGAGATCAAGGCCTACGAGCGGCAGACGATCGCCGTCATCCCGGGCGGCAACTACTTCGACGTCAGCTACAACTTCCAGCCCGCCGAGGCCACGAAGTGGATCGTGCAGCGGGCCCACATTCGCCGGCTGAGCGCCGCGGCGTAAGCCGGGCGAGAGAGGGGGTCCACCATGGCCGACACGCTGCGCAAGGACGTCCTCACGGGCGCCCGCATCGGGCTCACGATCGACGGCCGCGACGTCGGGCACATGACCGAGGTCACGGTCTCGGTCCAGTTCCAGCTCGTGAACCTGGAGGAGTGCGGGACGCCGATCCCGACGGCGATCCTGATCGTGGGCACGCAGGTCATGGCGACCGCGGCCTACGCCAAGATCCGCACCACCGACCCGGTCCGCGACCTGCTCGTGCCGAAGATGGACGCGGCGTCGCTCATCAACTGGCCCGAAATGGTCGGGACGCTCGTCGACCGCCACAACGGCGACGCGCCGGTCTGCCAGATCGGAAACATCACGCCCGAGTCCTACGACATCCGCGGCGGCGCCCGGATGATCGTGATGCAGAACCTGCGCTTCCGGGGGCGGGTCATCCGCCACCCTTCGGAGGGGTAAGCCATCATGGAGACCACGCAGCAGCCGGGGCCGACGCTGGCCCAGCTCGCGGAGGGCGGAGCCGCGCCCAAGACCGACCCGACCGAGGACGACCGCTACTTCCGCGTCAAGGTCACGAACGTCTACCTGACCGACGGCAAGGGGCCGCAGTCCGGGCTGTTCATCCTGCGCGGTCGGACCGGGGACGACGCGCGTCTCGTCGGCCAGCGCTGTGCGCAGATGACGGGCGGGTTGCCGTGGTCCACCATCCCGCCCTTCGCGCAGGACGCGATCTTCTACGCGGCCTCGCTCTACGTGCTCGGCACACCGACCGCGGCGTCCCCGGGGTCGAGTCTGCCGGCCTGGTTCAGCGCGGCACCCTTCGAGCAGATCCCCGATGGGCTCTGCAACCAGATCATGGCGGAGTACGAGGCCTGGCGCGCCGAGTCCTTTCGCGCGGGTGAGGGAGCGGGCGCGGCGGCGTCGCGTCGACCCGTGGTGGAACGCCTGCGTCCGGTGGGCGGGGCGGCTGGGGCTGCGGCCTGACGAGGTCGACCCGATCGAGGCCTACGCCTGCGAGCTGGCGCTGCTGTCCGAGGAGGCGTGGGACGTGCAGACGAAGCCGCAGTTCCTGGCCGATGCCGAGAACCCGGTCCTGACCGGGGATCCCTGGCTGGACGCCCGCGAGCTCGCCATTCACGCCGCCGCCGACGAGGAGGGCTGAGCCGTGTCGACGCAGCCGACCACCCTCGAACTCCGGGCCGACACGAGCGGGCTTCAGTCGGTTCGCACCCTGCTGGGCGTCATCGCGGACGAGTCACAGCGGGCCGAAGCATCGGTCCGTCGCATCGTCGAGACGTGGTCGCAGCCCAACGCGCTCGGTTCGATCCGATCGTGGAGCGAGGCGCAGGGGACGGCCTTCTCCCGGATGGGGGCTGTGTCCTATCCCGGAGGAAGCACTGGTTCACCGCCCAGTCCCTTCGCCTCGTCTGGTCTGATGCCGCGGACGGGCACGCCGGACCTTAGTTGGGACCAGATCCACATGGGCGCCTGGCAGGAGCGTCTCTCCTCCATGGCGACCGAGCGGATGCTGAACCCCGGCTACCAGGCGAACGTCGAGCGCGCCCACGACCGCGAGATGCAGATGATGGGCCTGCCGCAGTGGCGGCAGGATCTGGCGCGCACGATGGGCGGCCCGCTCGGGCGGATGGGGCTCATCGCCGGCGGCGGCTACCTCGCCCACCAGCAGCTCCAGAACTGGTCCGGGGCCGCGGGGACCTACTGGCAGCAGGAGGCCGTCGCGGCGGCTGGCATGGGCTCCGGCGACCTCGGGCAGGCGATGGGCGCCAGCGTCCAGGCAGGCTACGGGCGCGAGCGGGCGCTGACGGGGGCCGCCTGGGGGGCGGCCTCCGGGGCCGGCATGGGGATGATGGGGGCCGGCGCCATGCTCGCCGCGACGCCCGTGGGCCTGCCGCTGATGATCGCCGGCGCCCTCATCAGCGCCGCCACGGAGTTCGGGTCGAAGGCCGCCGACGCGATGCTCGCGAAGGCCCAGGCGCAGGAACAGGCGGCGGTGACGTCCCTGACCCGCTTCATCGGGGACTACCGGGGCATCGCGACGTCCGGGGCGCGTGCCGCGGCTCTCGGACGCGGAGTCGCCGGCCCCGGGGCCTACGTGCGGCAGGCCGACGGCAGCGACGGTCTCGCGGACCGCTACGGCTACAGCGTCTCCGAGGGCGCGCAGCAGGAGGCAGCCTTCGCCGGGGCCGGCGGGCAGGGCCTCGGGACCAACTTCCTGTTGGCCGCCAGCCGCGGCTGGGGGCTCGACGCCGGCACGCTCGGGGGGTTCACCAAGAGCTTCTCTCCGGGGCAGGGCGGCGGTGTCCTGCGCGGGCAGTCCACGGAGCAGTTCACGCGTGCCGTCATCGCCGACGCCATCGCGCTCGGGGTCGACCGGGCGCGCATCCCGGAGTACCTGCAGCGGTCCGCGGCGCTGAACGCGCAGTTCGCCGAGAAGGGGATCCCGGTCGACGCCCGCGCGCTGGCCGCCGTGGTCGGCGGGATGCAGGTCGGGGGGCTGTCTCACCCCGCCGCGTTCGCCGCCGCGCAGTCGATGCAGGGCTACGGCGGCGGCATGCTGCAGCGCATGGCCGGGATGCGGGTCCCGCAGGGCGCCACCGACGCGATCATGATGCGCGCCGCGATGCAGAAGTTCGGCGGCTTCGACGAG